TAGTTGAAGATAGTATTGTTATATATAGATTGGTTAGAGCTCCAGAGCGTCTAGTGTTTAATGTAGATGTTGGTAATATGTCTCCGCCAAAAGCTGAAGCTTATCTTAGAAAGCTAATGCAATCATATTGGTCCAAAAAGACATTCGATGTTAATCAATCTGGAGCTGTTCAAAAATTTAATCCTCAGTCAATGCTTGACTCTTTCTGGTTCGCAAAAAGAGCTGGTTCAGAGGGTACTAATGTTACTCAGTTACAAGGAGGAGCTAATTTAGGTGAACTTACTGACTTAATGTATTTCGTTAATAAGCTTTATAAAGCTTTAAAGGTACCTACTAATAGAGTTAACCCTGAATCAACATTTAGCGATGGTCAAGAGATCTTAAGAGAAGAGCTTAAATTTGCTAAGTTTATTATTAGATTACAGCAGCAATTCGCTAGCGGGTTAAAGAGAGGATTTTTAACTCATTTAGAATTAAAAGGGCTAAAAGAAAAATACTCTTTAAAAGAATCACAGATACATCTACATTTTAACGTACCTACTAATTTTTACGAACTAAGAGAGAATCAAAAACTTGAATTAAAAACAGCAACATATAATAATCTTGTTGCTAATGAATTTATATCAGCCACATACGGTCAAATGAAATACCTTGGCTGGTCTGAAACTGATATTAAAGCGAATAGAGAACTCCTTCGTAAAGATGCTGAGGTACAATGGGAATTAGCGCAGATTCAAGGCGCTGGTCCTGGTTGGAAAGATGCAGCTCAAGGCGCACCAGCCGAAGGCGGTGACGTAGAAGGTGGAGCTGCTCCAGGCGAGCCGCCTGCATTCGGAGGGGCTCCTGCTGATACAGGCGAGGGCGCAGTTGATGAAGCGCCTGCTGAAGAGGCACCACCAGAACCAGCAGTTTAAATTAAGTCTCTTTTAGAACGAGTGTTATACGACCGTTGCCGTCTAATACCTGTAATAATGTCTTAGCTGGTGAAGCAGCTTGTTGCTCGTTAATAAATTGCGCTAAAAGTGTAGGGTCACCAGCAAGTGGTTTTTCAGTCAATGTAACTGTGTTGCCATACTCATTTACTCTAGTAAATGATCCTACTGTTGATAATCCCGGTACTAATGTAATGTGTATATCTCCTGATGCCATATTAATATTTATAAAAAACGTAGGTTATATACTGAGAGTATTAAATATTTTATAATGGCTAAATGCGATATAACACCTATTTCAGCTTTTCAGAGCACAAATCTCAATAGTAAAATTGATAATTTTGATAGACTTAGTGATCGGGTATTACGGTCTCTAGGTTACCCGTTTGTTAATATTGAAATTCACCGTGATACTCTATATGAAAATATAAGCGTATCATGTGAAATGTTTGCGAAGTTTGCAGGATATACTCAAGAGTATCTTTTATTTGATAGTGCATTATACGAAAAGAATAACGGTATTAGATTGGATCAGCTTTTTTCATTACAAAATTCTGACAATCTTTCACAACAAATTGAACATAATAACGAGAGCGAAGATTTTTCAAACTATAAAACAGACTCCGAGACACTTTATATATCAACCAGTGCAATACCAGGTAGTAATTTTACTTCTACATCTGCACTGTCTGCACCGCTTTTAAGCGGAGTTTTCGAAAATCAAATATTCTCTGAAACTATATATAAAGCAATAACAGGCTCTGAAATATTATCTGCTGGGTTTAATGATAATAGCTTATCTGGACTGTTTATTACTAGTAGGAAGAATGAATTTACTAGACAGGGGTCTAAAACTGGTGAAACTAATAACAAGTATATGAACAGTTTTGATTATGATGTTATGGATTACCGGAAAGTTATTGCTGTTCAAGACTTCGAAGAAGGCTCGACAACAGGTATTAATACACTTTTTACAATAGAACAGACATTAGCTCAGCAAACATATTTTAGTTATGCAATGGGTAATTATGGTTTTGATTTAGTTAGCTGGTATGTTTTAAAAGATTGGTTAGAAATGAGAGAGAAGCTGCTAGCAACTAAACGCAGTTATACTTTTGATGATAGAACTCAGACAATGAGAATGTACCCTCAGCCGGATGCATCAGGAAACGGTGTAAGATTTTATGGTGTAGTTAGCTGTTATGTTGAAAGACCCATCCGAGATATTATTAAAGAGCACTGGGTATATCAATATACGTTAGCTTTAACTAAAATTGCTGTTGCTAATATAAGAGGTAAATACGGTAATGTAGCTCTCTTCGGTGGAGGTAGTTTAAACTCTAGCGATCTCATGAGTCAGGGGTTAGCCGAAAAAGAAAAACTTGAAACTGCTCTATACGAAGGAGCGCCAGGATTAGGTGATGCTGAGCCTCCAATGTTCTTCGTCGGTTAAATGGGACAAGAAGCAGGTTATAACTATCTTAATACAGCATATACCGGTACTAGCGCTGCTAGTCTTTCAGGTATAGGTAGCGAAGCTTACAATATACATAAGATTATATCGGCGAACGATATAGGGGTAGCTATGACGACTGCAGAAGGCGAACAAAAGCAGGTTATTTAGCTTCGAATACTTCAATTAGTTTCTGTATTACCCCGCTAACATCGTTAATATCAAGAGGTTCAGTACCCGACGACGTCTTGTTAGGTTTATTAGCTGTGGGGGCTTCTGATTCATAATCACCGTATACATCATCCTCATCCTCACTTATCGTTAAATCCAACTCTTCTTCTTCAACTGCCTGTTCAATCTCAAACGACTGATTTATGCATCCTAAATCAGCAAGTATTACACTTAATAGTTGATTAGTACTTTTCTCTTCCTTACTTCTACCTACAAAATCTATAATTTCGCTCTGAGTAAATTTACCTTTTAAATCCTTTAACGGAGTTTTATAGCTACCATAACATAGATGTACGAGATACTGGACTGTAATCTCAGCTGAATCTTTTATTAAATAGTACGCGCCTTTTTTATTAATAGTAACTCCAGTATCTGGCTTATCAAAAGCTATCTTAGCCGGTCTCATTAATTTACTTTGCCTTATATCACTATTCTTAATGATTTTTTCTTCAAATGTCATAACTATATTTATATCATATGAAGAAAGATAGAAGATTTAGGCAAGGTATATTTAAACCTATACATTCAGAAAAGTTTATAGGTGCCAAAGATCCGGTATATAGGTCTAGTTATGAATTAAAATTTTTTAGATGGGCAGATACTAACTCTAATATACTAGCATGGGGAAGTGAGAATATAATTATACCATATACTAGCCCGCTAGATGGTAGAGTTCATAGATACTTTGTCGATAACTTTGTTATTTTTAAGGATAAAAATAACGCTAAACAAAAATTTCTCATTGAAATAAAGCCTTCTTCTCAAGTAGCAAAGCCTACTAATGTTAAGAATAAACAGCGGCGCACTATACTATATGAGCAAAAGACGTGGATTATTAATCAAGCTAAATGGAAAGCTGCGGAAGAATGGTCCAAGCGTAAAGGTTATAAATTTTTAATTTTAACAGAAAAAGAGCTGGGTATACGTTAAAACCTAGGAAATTGTTCCTTTCTTAATAAATAATTAGTACATGAGTTTAAACCTTATAGTAGAAACCCCGGCTCCTAAAGAGTCTTTTGAATATATTGTTGAAGAAGGTAATTCTAAGGATCAAAAAAACTTCTTTATTAAAGGTCCATATATGATGGCTGAGGGTGTTAACCGCAATAAAAGAATTTATCCATTACAAGAGATGGAGCGTGAAGTTAAGCGTTATGAAAAAATGATGGTTGAAACAGGCCGTGCAATGGGTGAATTAAACCATCCAACTACTGCCGATGTTGACCTCGAAAGAGCTTGTCACTTAGTTACAGAGATGTCTCAGGATGGTAATGTATTTTACGGTAAAAGTAAAGTTCTATCAACGCCAACAGGTATGATTGTTAGATCCCTTATTAATGATGGTGTAAGAGTTGGTATGAGCTCTAGAGCTTTAGGTCAACTAATTCCGGAACATGGTGAAGAGGGTGTTAATAGAGTTAAAGATTTTAAACTAGTCGCCATTGACTGTGTTGCAGATCCTTCATTCCCCAAAGCTTTTGTAAATGGTATATTAGAAAGTAAGCAATATGTCGTTAATAAATACGGTCAATTTGAAGAAGCTTACGACAATTTTGAAAAAACTATATCAACTATGCCTCTTAAAGGAAAAGATCAATTTTTAAGAAAACATATGTTGCAATTTATTAAATCCTTATAAATATAGATATGAGCAAACAAACATTAGATGTAAAGAAAGATGTTAAAAGTTTTATTAACAATATTATTGATAAAAACTACAGTAAAGCTCATGGGAACTTATCTCGCACAATAGACAAGAAAATCAAGCGTGAGATTATAAATAATAATATAAACCTATTTTAATTATGAATATTTCTGAAATACTAAAAGAAGCAACCGACGGGGCAATTGATGAATCAACTCTTGCTGCAATTGAAACAGCGTTCGAAAAACGCTTAGAAGAGAAGACACAATTACATGTCGACAAAGCTCTTTTAGAACAAGATGAGTTATATACATCTAAGTTAGAAAAGCTATTAGAAGCATTAGATGCTGATCATACTAAGAAATTAGAAAAAGTTGTTGAAGCATTAGATGCTGATAGAGCAGGTAAGCTTAAAGCTATCGTTGAAAAGTATGAAACAGCTTTGACAGAAGATGCTGAGAATTTTAAAAGCGAGTTAGTTGAGTCAATTTCAACATATCTCGATGAGTATATCCAAGAATCTATTCCTACTGAAGAGATTAAAGAAGCTGTAAAGAATAAGAAAGCAATTCAAGTTCTAGCAGATCTTCGTACAAATTTAGCCGTTGACAGCGCTCTACAAAAAGAGAGCATTAAAGATGCTGTATTGGACGGTAAAAACCAAATAAATGAAGCTACCACAAAGCTTGAGTCTGCCCTTCAAGAGAAGGCTGTTGTTGAAGAAGAACTTAATACTATTAAGTCCAATCTATTAATTGAACAAAAAACAGCTAGTCTCGATGAGAGAAGTGCAAAGTATATTAAGAAAGTATTAGCAGGTAAGGACGCAGAGTTCATTGCTGAGAATTTTGATTATACTTTAAAGCTTTTTGAAAAGAAAGAAGTAAGCAGACTTGAGAGCTTAAAGGAGCAAGCTTTAGAGGACACTACTAAGGTAGATAGAGTCGTTGAAGAAAAGGTGGAAACACCTGTTTCAGATAATGGCTACATGTCCGAGCTAAGCAAATATTAATTTTATAATTGATTAGGCTTTCCTGAGTTACCTGGGTTAAAATCCCTTGGGGTCGAAATAAAAAAATAAAGGAAAAATAAAACTATGAACTCAATTAGACCTTCACAGTCTTATATTGACGAATCAAGAGCAGCTTCTCTATTAGAGAAGTGGGCACCAGTTTTAGATTATTCATCTAAATCAGTTGCTCCTATCGAAGATAGCCATACCCGCTTAAACACTGCAATGCTATTGGAAAACCAAGAAGCATGGTGTTTACAAGAGGATAACTCCTCTGCGGCACTTGGATCTGCTGTTGGAACTGGACTCGGCAACGCCGCTGGTGCAATCTCAACTGGTACCCCTGGTACTGATAGCTACGCTGCTAACGACGCCCGTCTACCCAAGATCTTGATTCCTATGATTAGAAGAACTTTTCCTGAGTTAATTACAAATGAAATCGTTGGTGTTCAACCAATGGCTGGTCCTGTTGGTCTTGCATTTGCTCTCCGTTACAAGTACTCTGGTGAAACACTAGGTTCTGGTATCGATGGTAAAACAGGTACAGGCAATATACCCGCTTCACAAGGTAGCAGTCTTGCTGCTGCAGCTGCACAAGGTAGTGGAAACGGTCAAGGCGAAGCTGGTTATCAGTATTTAGATACTGGTTATACTGGTACATCTGCTGCATCACTATCTGGTTTAGGAGCTAATCCTGCACCAGGTCTTAGTGCTGTTCAAGATATTATCAAAGCTCAAGATACTGGTGTTGCTGCTATCCTCAAAAACTTTGAGGTTACTGGTAACATTCCTACAATGGAAGTCTCTTTCGAGAAGACTGCTGTTGAGGCTGGTACTAGACGCTTAGGTGCTCGCTGGTCAGTAGAACTTGAACAGGATCTCAAAAACATGAATGGTATCGATATCGATACTGAATTGACAAACGCTATGTCGTACGAAATTCAGGCCGAAATCGACCGTGAAATGCTTGTGAGAATGATCCAAGTTACTCTTGACGCAGGTGAAGGAGCTGGATTCTCAATCTGGTCTCCACAATCAGCTGATGGCCGTTGGTTAGTAGAACGTAATCGTGATTTCTATCAAAGACTTATCATTGAAGCAAACAGAATCGCTGTGAGAAATCGCCGTGGTGCTGCTAACTTCATCGTCGCAACTCCTCGTGTTTGCGCTATCCTAGAGATGCTCCCTGAATTCCAGTGGGTACCTGTAGCAGGTAACGTAAATACACAACCTGTAGGTGTTGCTAAGGTAGGTAATCTTGGTGGTCGCTTTAATGTTTACCGTGACACAAGAACTGAAGGTAACAATGTTAATGAAGCAGGACGTCCTGAGTACGCTCTGCTTGGTTACAAGGGACCTGAATTCTATGACACTGGTATAATCTATTGCCCTTATATCCCGGTTATGGTTCAACGCACAATTGGTCCTAATGACTTCGCTCCTCGTGTAGGCTTGCTTACACGTTATGGTGTTGTTGATAATATCTTTGGTGCTAACCTCTACTATCACACGATTCTTTGTACTGGCTTAGGAACAGGCTTTACCCCAGGGCAAAAGCAATACTTCTAAGAATTAGTATAAGATATCAATTCAACTTAAAGCCGTTACGTTTATTCGTAACGGCTTTTTTTTACTTAAATGGCTGCGAAGGCTGGGATCGAACCAGCGACCAAGTGATTAACAGTCACCTGCTCTACCGCTGAGCTACTTCGCATTCTAAAATTTGTGTAATTTTATCAGCTAAAGATTTAAACCATTCTACATCGCAACCTCGAGTCGTTTCTGCTGCAGTACCGATACGAATACCGCTTGTTTCAATAAACGATCTCTTATCATTAGGTACACCATTCTTATTTACAGTGATGTTATACTCCTCTAATAAGTCAGCAGCATATCTTCCGCTGTAAGGTTTATCACTTAGATCGATTAATACAATATGTGAATCAGTACCTCCGCATTGTACTTTAAATCCATTCTTTATAAACACCTCAGCCATTGCTTTAGCATTATCAATTACATCTTGCGCATACTTTCCAAACTCTTTGGTATCTGCCTCAACGAATGCTTGAGCTTTTGCAGCTACAATATTCATAAGAGGACCACCTTGGGTACCAGGGAAGATTGCGCTATTAATCTTCTTCGAATATTTTTCATCATTCCAGAGAATAATACCACCACGTGGACCTCTTAAAGTTTTATGAGTAGTTGACGTAACAAAATCAGCATAAGGGATTGGTGACGGGTAAGCTTTACCTGCAATTAAACCTGAGTAATGAGCCATATCAACTAAAAGATACGCGCCAACTCTATCAGCGATTTCTCTAAATGTCTTAAAGTCAATTACACCGGGATAAGCACTTGCACCAGCTATAATCATTTTTGGTTTAACATCTTCGGCTTGTTTTTGAATTGCATTATAATCTAAAAAGCCATTCTTATCTACACCATAGTGATATGATTCATAAATCTTCCCGGAAATATTTACTTTAGCTCCGTGTGATAAATGACCCCCGCTCGCTAGATCCATTCCAAGAATCTTATCACCTGGCTTTAAGAACGCTTGATAAACAGCAGTATTTGCATTAGCCCCACAATGAGGTTGAACATTAGCAAACCTACACCCATAGATATCTTTAAGCCTTTCGATAGCAAAAGTTTCAATCTCATCCATGTTCTTACATCCGTTATAGTAACGCTTACCAGGATAACCTTCAGCATACTTATTTGTAAATACACTACCAGCTAGTTCCATTACAGCATCACTAGCAAAGTTTTCACTTGCGATGAGCTCAATCGTCTTTGATTGACGATGTCGTTCTCGTACTAAGATATCTTTAATACCTTTATCCATTATTGCTTCGAAGTTTTAATATGAACTGCATCAGGGTCGATTAGATTAGCAGCATACTTCTCAATAAGCTCTTGGCTTGATGCTCTAACAGGATTAATATCAATCCCACCTCTACGAGCGTATAAACACATTACCAATAGCTCAGAAGGGTCAAAAGCATCTTTTAATCTCTTATAGAAGCATTCACATATCTCTTCATGAAAGTGACATTCATCTCTATATGATACGACATAATTCTTAATACTATGAGCATCAATAGCAGTCTTCGATTTAATATAAATGAATACATCGCCCCAATCAGGTTGAGAAGTAACACGGCAGTTACTTTTTAACAACCCTGAATAGAACTTTTGCTCTAAATCTCTGTCACGGCTTATACCTTCTAATAAACTAGGATCTTCTGTATATTGTGTATATGTAAAATCTTTATGATCATCTAGTAAGTCAACATTATGATAATCATCGATCTCCCATTCCATATTAGGGCTGTCGAATTTCTTATTAACGCGATCACCATCTTGGAATTTAACTTGAACATCTGTCTGTAATAATCTACTTAGATCTTTACTTGCAGTATTTTCAAATGCAGCAACAGCTTCATCTTTATCGGCAGCTATTTTAGTCATATT